GTGAACTTGTTTATGGCAGCTACTTTGTTACCGTTTGTATCGCACATAGCACGATGGCTAGGCAGGTTCTGACATGAAGACAGTCAATAAGGTAACGCCGTACAAGGATATCACGTGGTACGTCAAATGGATTGCCAGCTTCTTTATACTAACAGCAATCGTGGTAAGAGCAGCGGACTACTCACATCTCATGGATATGGTACTTGGTGTCATTGGAATGGGATTGTGGGCATGGGTAGGATTCATGTGGCACGACAGATCAATCATCGTGTTGAATGCTATCTCTGCTGCCATCCTTGCGGTGGGAATATTGGAATATGTTTAGCGCGGTGTCATCAGACCGCCACGGCTCATGTTCTGTGTTAACATCATAAGCATACGCTTGAGGTCAGCGCGGCCAATCTGAGTTGCTGCTGCCAAATTTTCGGTGCTACCGTCTCGTAAAGCTGCGTTCTCAAGCAACTCTGCAACTTTCATACGCTGCCTTCTAGTCTCTGCAGTTAAAGGTTTACCCTTCCTCGTCGCAAAACGCCTCTTATTTTTAGTCGGCATTTCATAAAGAACGTCCATAACAATTCCATCTGGAACATCGCGTAATGCTTTTTGACTATAGTCTCTGGCATCAACAGATACGGAATCTACAGACTTGCCAATTTTGGCTAAGTTATCCAGTGCTATCATCATATTTCTTCTTTGTCCATCTGGTAGACTTTCAGACAAGGCGCGAATAGTAGGCCCAAGTCCGGCGGCTTCACCCTCATAGACATCAAAAAACTCATCCATCATCTCATCATAAGCATCTGTAGTTCCCTGACCTCTAGAGAATCTGGACAGACCTAGCATATCATTGAGGTATTTACGTACATTATTGTATGCCATTTGACGCAGGTCACCTACCTTTTGCAGTTCTCCATCTGGACCTATCCTGTGTAGTATGTATGCGCTTTCCCCACTGATTGACTTTTCTCTTCCCGGTCGAATGTCTTTGACATTTATATTACTGCCATCGCTGGAAGTTGCTCCGAAAGACCCCTCACCCTTACCAAATCTGTGAAAGCGAGTGTATAATTCATCTCGCTCTGCTTGCTCTGCTGCAACCAGATCACGAAGACTTTTATCTTCACCTACTGCTCTAGGGGGGCCAACAAATTCTTCAGATGGGGCGTCGTCTACCACAGCCCTAGTAACCATACGCCTAGCACCTTCAGTTTCTAGGTCTTTAACTTCTAGTTCCTCTGGCATACGCACAGCAATCTCGTCTTCTACGTGAGTGCTTTTAGGAAGACTATATCCTATCTGTCCCTCTTCAAGCGGCGGCAGTTCTTCCGATCCACCAGATGCACGTATTCTGTCGTATTCTTCTGGTGTCATATCACGCACTTGTTCAGGTTTAACAGGAGCGTAAACAATATTCTTTGTGTCACGACCACCAAAAGCAGGTTTCATAGATACACCCGGCGCACGGGATGTCGATAGCAGATCGTGCGTGAGTTCGTAATGAGAACCTGTCGCCTCTCCCGCCATGCCTTCAGCACCTTCAAATTTTCTACCTCTGAGTCGTGCGGCTTCTGTTCCTTCAAACGCATCAAAACCCTGTGCTAAAACTCTTTCTTTTCTGGTTTTGAAATCAGACAGTAAGTCACTATTTGTTTCACTTAATTGTTTTACAATACGCTGCAGATCACCTTGTAATGCTTGTCCCGCTTTTTCTGTGGGTGCCATATTTTCAAGCATATCTACATCTTCTTTTGGAATAGTGGCAAGAACTACGTCACTTTCTTCCATTGTTTCAGGGTGTATATGTACAACTTCAATTTCACCAGTAGTTTTATTCTTTCTGGCACGAATATCAACGGTATCAAATTCACCATCTGGCCGCATTGCAATGTATTTTAGTCCTTTAAATTTTATATAGTCAAGATACTCGTCAGGTTTCATAAACCTGACCTGATCGGGGTCTGTAGCCATATTCCCCATATAAGGAAAAGATTCATCAATTTGTTTCGCAACCCGTTTATTAAAGGTATCCGTAATCGCAGCCATAGATTCAGGCTTACCCATGCTTTTTGCGCCATGAAATACAATCTGATCTGGGCGGTTGACTTCTTTCAAGTACTTACGACGCTCACTTGCTGGCAGTCGTGCCGCAGCATCCAACTGCGCTTGACGCCGTGGAGAGATCAGTGCCTCTTGCCCAAACGCACGGCGTGTCTGCGTGCCTAGTTCATCTGCTGCTTCTTGTACACCTTCTTTGATTGCACGTTTGCCTACGTCAGCAGCCAGCTTAACACCGGGTATGAAACCAAGACCAGTGAGTACAGCCATCGTGCCACCAAGTCCCATCTTCTTGATGTCACCTTCTTCGTAACCAGCAGCCAGCAAGTCTTGCACGTAGCTGATATCTTCAGGTAGTTCTGTTGCTGCTTTGGCTGTGCCAACGAAAGGCAGAACGTCAGTTATCAGAGAGGCAGCTTGACCCAACCCCTCTCTCATTTCACGCTTACGATCTTCCTCTGTAAGTTCTATACCAGCACGACGCTTCTCAAGGATAGACATACCCTCTGTGTCAGCATTCTCAGTATCTTGTATATAAGCTAGTTCACTTCTATTCATCATAGATTACCCGTTTTCTGCACTGTGGCGGCATATTGCAATGCCCACTGTAGCACGTTGACATCACGTCCTTTGACGGCGATAGTCCTATCACGATCTGCCATAACGGAATTACCGCTAAACTCATCACGATATCTTTGATCAACTAGAGCCTTGATACCACGTGGAGTGTTTTGCCAAGACGTAACATCCAGTGTGGTAAACGGCTCGTCTCTACGATCTGCCTCACGTTCAATGCGCGTGGTGGCACGTGCCTTAGCTTGCGAGATAATTTTACGCGCTGCGTTTTTAAGCATTAGACGTTTGCCCTCAACATTCTCGTCACGGTACTTAGAACTGCGAATGATATCTTCCATACGTTCATTTAGATTCAGTACGCCTTCGTCACGTGAGAGTTCTTGACGCATGTACATGTCCAATACCTCGTTGCGCTGACGTTTGTATATATCATAAGGTGAGATGCCAAGATACCCCATCTCCTCTTGCAGCAGGTTCTTAGCTTCACGCTTACCGAAACCAAAGATTTGTTTCTCAATCGGATTGACGCTACGCAGAGGACCAGTTTGGAAAGGTGAACGTGCAGGACGTGGGTTGTCCAGAGTGAGCGGGGGCAGTGATCTACTGGCACGGGCTGCAGCTACATTATATATGATGTCGAACATAGTCACACCGTAATCACCCTCACGTGTCTCTGGGATCATACGCGCACGTTCATCTGTAGCACCATAGAAGTCGCGGACGACTGCGGCTGGCAGTGTAAACGTATTCAGCACATTACCTATTGTTTCGCCTGCAGCTTTCTCTAGCCGTCCATCTGCCATATCTTGATAGAACTGATCCAGTGCATACAGTCCCATGCCTGTGCGGAACGTAGAACCAAGTGTTGCTTGCATAGCATCTCGCATAGTAGGTATCAGACTTTCAGGTGTTGCACCATTATTATACCTATAAATAATATCAGCAACAAGCATGAATGGGGCAAATGGGCCATACACAGGACGACCATCCACAATCTTGCCATCGTTAGTCTTGAACTCATACCAGTTTACATCATCACCTTGTGATGCTCTCCATTGATATGCAGCAAACATCATGGTTGCGCCAGTGAACTGTTTCGGTAGTTTTTCTTGAAGGTATTCACCAGTGCTACGCGCAGGAAGTTTAGAGCCAAGCCGGTCAAGCGGCAGCAGACCAATTAGAGGCGCATGTTCATAGGTAAACTTTAATTGATTGGCGATAAAGCGGGGGAAAGGCATGAAGCTAGAAAGAAGGAAAGGTATTTCTCTGTGTTTCTGCAAGAAACCACGTGTAGCCTTACTAAGAACATCATCACCACGGAAAGAACTTTGATATGTAAATTCATACGCATCGTCCACTGCTTTGCGCAGCAGGTCTTCGTCAATGGTATTTAATTCGCCTTTGCGAATAAGTTCATAGAGGTCTTTACCATCGTCAGCCAGACGACGACGGAGAGAGGCTGCAAGAGCAGTTTGTTTGAAGTAGTTATCTGACGCAGTGTTGAGTACATTTACCTTGCGTCCTATCTTTGCCAGTGCTGTCTCACCTGCGGATTGTGCAGATAAATCAGCAGCTTCGCGGAACAACTTGGCTGCTTCTTCTGGGAAATTATCAGCATATACCTGCCGAATAACACGCGCTTCGTATGGGTTGAGTGCATACTTAGCCATATCAAACACACCATCAAGAGGCTGACGGAAGTTTACCATGTTGTCAAACATGCGAGTGGTGGCATCAATACCTATACGAAAACCACCATTGAGATTGTTACGCATAGTGGTGGCAAGCTGGGAAGTCATCAAGCCTAGACGCATACTATCTAGATCACGTAGGTATTGTATTTTACCTGCGTTATCAGATATTTGCCGTGCCTCTTTACCTGACAGCGAAGAGATACCTGCTTCGTGCAGTTCATCTACTTCTTCAATTAGCTTGTCCACAACTGTCTTTGGCTTGCGTCCACCCAATGCACGCCTAACAACAGAACCTGTTGCCAGCTTGCGGCCAGCTTCAGACATCTCTGCGTAATACATAAGAGAGAATTGGTCGAGAGTAAGATTGTGTTCGTGCATGATGTGACGAAGTTCATCAATCTCATTTAGTTCGCCTTCACGAATAAGTTTGGTGATGCCTTCAGTAACGCGATCACCCTCATTTAGCTTGAGCTTGTGTTTGACTTTAATGGTTGCAGCAGCAATATTGCTAAACACTTCAGAACCAAGCGCAGCTTCCATAGTCATACCGGGTTGCAGGTTCTGTGCAATCCTACGACCAATGGCGACTTTCATTGGATCAAGTTCGTTGAGAGTTTCTTTTACCGCATTTATCTCTGACGCTTCGGCATTTTCTAATACGCGCTTACTCTCATCGCTGGCTTTAGCAGCACGTTTGGCTGCGCCAATCTCTGCCTGTTCGTATAACTCATCTGCCTTGCTGGCAGCTTTAGTTTGTTGCCGACCAGTGATAGCACCGATAGCACCACCAGTAATCGCGGACAGTCCACCTGTCAACGCTACTTGTTCACCACGAATGTCTTCTTGCAAGCCTGTCTCTACACGAGTCTGTTCTTGTGCCAATGCCTGACCAGTACCGATGGCACCCTCGACTGCAGCAGCTTTGAGTGCTGACGGCGCACGACGCAAAGCACTAGACAGTACCTTACGCACTCCAATCTTGGCAGCTTGCGTGCCAGCTACAGCAGCAGCTTTACCTGTGCCACCTGTGACAATGCCCAGATACGTTGACGGCGCAGTGGCAATGCCTTGTGCATAGTCAAGCATCATGCGACCATAGTCACTTGCTTCTTCAAGATCATCAATGCGATCATACGCATCAATCAAACGAGCAAAGGTCTGCTTGCCTTGACGATCTGCGTTTTGTGCATACTCAAGATCACGGAGAGCAGTAATTTCGTTGACATTCTGGTAGCGCATATGCTCCATGAATTTATCAATGACCTCTTGGTTGGTCATCAAATCTTTTTCGCCATTTCTCTCACGTAAAAAATGTGTAGCGTCAGCGATAAAGTCTGAATCAGACGCCAAGTCCTCACGTGTAATGGTGTCTTTTTTGTTGTAGTCTTTCAACATTTTTGGAGACTTACCCTCCTACGTTGCCATATATTTTCTGATGATAGCTAGATTGTTTAGTACCGCCTGTTATACCCTTCATAGTTCTTTTCTGCCACTCTTCAAAAGATTTCGCCGCTTGACTAGGTGTTTCGTTTTCATTAAAATGTTTTAGTGCTGCTGCAGATGCAGCGGCCCATGCTGCAGCTTTTGTATCCTCGTCAGCACCTTCAATAGCTTTTAGGAAGTCACTGGCAATTGTATCTGGATCACCAGTGAACTCAAAGTTTTTATTGGTTCCATTTTGATTATTTTCTGTTTCAGTAGCACCTGCGTAGATGCCACTACCTTTAGCCCACTCTACTACTAGACCTTTTACGTCATTGATCTCTTGCAAGCTAAGTCGATTGCGGCCCAACTCTTTTTGCTTTGCAGCCAGAAGCGAAGCAACTTTCTCACTGACTTGGATAGCGCGATCAGCTTGCTCGTGTACGTATAGCGTACCACTAGATGTTGCCTGTCCTTTAGCACCAGTGATAAGATTACCAAAGTTAGTAAGTTCGCTAGTAGCAGCGGAACTGCCGAACATGCCAGCCTCGCCACCTTCAAGTGCAGACGCAGCCTGTGCAGATGCTACAGGATCAACGATACTAATGACCCCGCCTGCCGGTGCCGTACCATACTCCAAGTCATCTGTTGCAATTGCTCTAAGTTCAGCTACATTCATACCAGATGCAGCCGCAGCAGCTTCTGCACGTGAAGCCATAAACTGTTTCTGCAATCCGCTACCACCCATGTCAGCGAGAGCGTCAGCCGTAGACATACCAGAGGCAACCTTGCCCATCACACCATCAAGGATTTCATCCATAGTCTTACCGGACTCTTCATAGTTAGGACCAAACTTGATAATATCGGCTGGTTTATATTCAAGGGCTGGATTGTCTTTACCTGCCGCTTCAAGATTATTGATGTGTTGTACAACCTCGTCGTACTTATTCTGATACAAAGCAACAGCAATCTGGTCGTTGCTAAAGCCTTTGCTGCTAAGAAAGTCTGCAGCATTCTTCATACTCATGCGCAGCTTCTTGCGTTCCTTCATTGCGGGTACGCCAAGCCTAGTCCAATCAGTCATGTTCTGATCAATTAGATCATACGCAGACTCACGCTCTTCTTTAAGAAATTCAGAACCGCGTTTGGCTGCGCCACCAATTGCTGCCATCAAACTAAATGCCATCAGATTTTCTCCTTGCCATTAGACCGCGAGGTTGTTCTTCTTCCAATTCAGGTTCCTCTTGCGGTGGCTCTTCTACCTTCATATCTGCATTGTTTATTTCATTCAATGTCAGTGCTACCTCAGACTGCATAGGCTTACCTTCCCGCTCGTCAGTAGACAGTTTAGTATATTTCACGCCAGCTTGCTCTGCCATATCACTGACAATTTCTGCAAGTGCCGGAGTGATGATCATACCTACATCTACACTATGTAAGCCGTCCATTACCCCACCAAGCTGCATAGTGTCCACTAGAGTGTCAACAGGTACACCCATTTCAAGTAGGTCTAACATCTGCCCTGCCTGTTGATCATCTGTTATACGTTCCACATAAAACGCAAGCGCCTGTTCAGGTGTAGGAAATTCAGCAGGACGCTGCCACGGACGATCACCTACAGGCGCAGTCAGTGCCTGACCGGGGATGGGTGCATCAATTGGGGGTGCGGGTTCATTACGTTTTAGCATTGGCTATACTCTTCTGTACACGACGGAGCAGAGAAACTGCTTCTGGTTCATTTGTATCTTGCATTGTATCATTCATGCGTCTTAAAAGCAATCCTGATTTTTTAGGAACAGGTGTTGCTTTAACCTTGTCACCGTTTTTAATATAACGGTGTGCATTAGCTATTGTCTGTGTTGCCATAAGTGTTTTCATGTTAGAATCCAAACTTCCAAGCTGTCTGTACACCTGTCGTAAATAGGTCTGTCATAAAACTACCAACAGATGCGCTTGACTGATAATCATTTTTAAGTTCTTGTATATTCGCTGACGAGTCAGCATTGATCTTAGCGATAGCCAATTTTGCATGGCGTTCAGCTTCATTGTCTGCGCTTGTCCATGCCCACTCCATAGTGTCGGCATAATATTGCCACAGATTTTCATACGCAGACTGTGAGATGCCAAGGATAGCTTGCGCATTGATCTGGTTGGCTGCATTAACAGCGGCGGTATCAGCAGTAGCAATCTCACGACGCCACACTGCATTAGCTTGCGCAATGGCAAGCTGGTTCTGTGCGTTAAATTGATCACGTTGATTGTTTAGTTCAGCATTAAAACGCTCAACTGTATTAGCCTGACCTGCATTATATTGCGCCTGTGCGTTCATCTGTGCCGCATTAAACTGCGAAGTCTGACTTGACAGGTTGGCAAAGAATTGATCTACTTGGTTCTGGCTAGTGGCATTGAATTGACGTGCTGCGTTTTCTGCAGCTTGATCCGTAAACAGACTTTGAATACGTTGCTGCGCCTTGAACAGTTCTGTCTGCTGTTGGTTTGACAGGTTAGCCATATCCATCTGCAGGAAGGACTGCGCATTTTGCACTGCAGCTTGTTGACGGTTGTTAAGATTTGCAGTATCCATCTGTGCCAGCGCAGCGGCCTCTGCCATGACAAGTGCCTGTTGATTGGACAGATTATTTAGGTTCATGGTATTAGCAGCACGGCTGTTCTCAAGTTGGACTTGTTGTTCAGCAGTAAAATTCTGATTAGCGATATCGCCAATACGCGCAGAGTTTTGTACACGCGCTTGGAAAGCCTGATCGAACTCCTGACCAATAAACTGCGCACGTTGCTGTGCAGCAAGCATGGCACGCTGCTGTCGGTTAGACAAGTTCTGTGCCTCGAACTGTGCGATAGTGGCAGCGTCTGCCTGTGCAATCGGTAGTGCTGATTCAATTGTTGCTTGTACAATAGCCTGACCAGCAATGCTGCTTGCGCCAAGACCACGCTGGGCCATCTTTGCTGTAGCATTACGCATAGCACCTGCAGCCCATGAGGGTGGATTAGCAGCATCGAAGTTAGCAGTAAGTTGTGCAAGCTGACCTTGTACAGTAGCTTGTGTGCTAGGTGTTGCTTCAGCAGCTTGTACTTGTTCAGTGAAAGTAGCAGCAGTCTGTGCATCCGCTGCACCTGTGACAAGTTCACCAGCTTGAATGTTACGTTGTACAGGATTGTCAATCAGGATGGCATTGCCCTGTGCGGCAGTGACGTTGCCCACACTAGATGCCGTTTGCTGCGCCGCTGTGACCTGCGCACGCGGGTCTACAGTACCTTGTGCTGCTTGGGTAGCTTGAACAGCCGTACTGACCGCTGGCGCGGCTTGTGCAGCTTGCA